GGCAGGGATCAAATTACGATTAGTGCAAAGAAGGTTTGATGATGGTTTTCAAACAACTAGACAGTGATGACATCGAGGCGACGGGAACACGGAATGAACTTGTGGAGGTTAGTGAGTTGATCGAACAGACTTACGGGGCTGTGTCATCTCCACTTGATATGACTCGCGCTAACATCATTTCTACACTCGAGGGTGAAGGATCCGAACTCAGCTTCATCGTTGTGTGTAGCGAGGTCGCGCTTCTGTGTGATATTTACGTGCCCATCGAAGAATTCGTCGACGCGCTTGATGAGCTATGGGCGACTCAGCAGAATGCAGCGCAGGAGGAATCAAGTGAAGTTGAGCCTGAGCCTGACGATAGTTCACTGCCGGTGCTCGATGGAGACGAACTCGATCTCGACGATGATGTAGTAGCCGATGAAGATGGGCTTGAGCCAGAGACATTGATCGAGGAAGATGGTGGCCTCGAGGTTGAGATCCTTTGATGTCGGCTGATCCCAATGGGTATCTGATGCGTTTCAGGGATGGCCCGATGGCTGAGCAGACGAATGTCGATACGCTCGCCGGCAGAGTCGTCGGGAATGTGGTTATCCCTCGTGAGACTTTTGGATGGCCTTTGCCAGATCGTCTAGGTGCGCTCCCCGGCGTTGGCAATGAGTATTCCGCAGCGTTTTGGGATGCAGATAATTGCGACAACCTTCCGCATGAGATTGTGGGTTCACCAAACGCAGCTATCTACAAGAAGCTTTCAGAGAGTCAGCTCCCTGACTCATTCGATGGGCCGGATTCACGAATTATGCGGGGCGCGGAGTATCAGCTCGAAGAGATAGTGCTGTGAGTGGGCGACCAAAGAGCGGCATGGCTAATCAGTCTCAACAAGTCGCTCGTGAATCCGATATGTTTGGCGGGCTATCATCAGAGGTACGCATCATGCTTGCTCAAGGTGCAGCACGGAAAACTTTTGCTGACGCTATTGCTGATTCAACTGACGAAGTTGTCGAGTTCGTATATACGATTATCGATGACGAACGTAATCGTCGTGGGTTGGGCAGGAAGTAATGGCTGAGCGTATGAGAATGGACAAGGAGGCGATCGAGGCCGCGGCGAAGGTGATTGACCCTGGCGCATGGGAGTTTGCATCACAGGTATATCCTTGGGAGTTTGCATCACAGGTATATCCTTTTTCTTCTGCGCGGTCTAGCCGGCAGGCTCGAGCGATCTCCACAGCTACTCGAGCACTCCAAGCTGCAGCTCGAGCTCCACGTCGGCCGGCGCTCCCAGTAAAGCCGAGAGCGAGTAGTCGTATTCTTTGATACACTTTTCGCGGCTAAGCCGTGAGAGGTCATCAAAGTGAGGTTTTCGCTTTCAACTCACATCCGCGGCAATTGTACCTCGTAGAGGAATAAAGGCTTCGCGGCATCTGTCAAGAGTGTCGCGGAGCCTTCCTCTTGTACCGTAGATCATAGTTTGGTAGGGTGCTCGTTACCCCTCTGGGCGGGCGTGCGGTCAACCCTCTCCTCCCGCTGCAAGCTCGCTCAGAGGGGGCAAACTGAAGAAGAGAGAGAGGGCTATTGTAGATGACACATTGGAGGGATCAAACTACTCCTGCTATTGTGTGTGGGAGAAAATTCTGTAGCCATAAAGATCACGCGGGCAGGCGGTGGCTACCTTTACTTTACTTTGGTGTATCGAAGTGGCGCCCCGCACCGTTACTCCCTCATCTTCAGCGTTATTGTGAGGCTTGCGCGAGACGTGAATATGCCAGATGGGCATCGGCAAATAAAGAGAAATTAGCTGCTAAGCGTCGTGCTGAAAGGAGGATTCTGATTTGCAAGAGATGCGGCGTAGACTTAGTAAAACCAGCTCGCCCACGGCTATGTGGGTTCTGCTCGGAAGAAAACACAGAACCTTGACAGGCTGCTAAACTTATGATGCTAGGTTTTGGAAAGCGACAGAAAGGAGCACCAATCATGCTCAAAAGGATGAGGCGACGCCCATCCGCGTCCATCGTGATCGCGTGTGCTGCATTGTTTCTCGCGCTCAGTGCCGGCGCGTACGCAGCCAACAAGTACATCATCACATCGACTAGCCAGATCAAGCCGAGTGTGGTGCAGAACATCGAGCAGCACGCTTGGAAACTCATCACACTCAAGGGTGAGCAAGGGCCAGCCGGTCCACAGGGCATCAACGGAACGCAAGGAACGCCTGGCATTCCCGGTGCAGCCGGTCTCGCAGGCCAAGTAGGATCCACTGGCCCAGCAGGCCCACAGGGGCAACCGGGTTCACAGGGACCAGCCGGCGTGCAGGGAGTACAAGGCAATCAAGGACCGCAAGGCAATCAAGGGCCACAAGGCCCGAGTGGAATCAACAGCCCGTACGTTTACACCTACACTGATAGCAATGGCCCCGATTCAGGTAACTGTACAGATTGGGCAGTCGATACTTACGACCGCACATTCACCATCGATCCACAGGCCAATGGGAGTTACACGATCGCAGAGATCGTGAAGGGGACATTCGTCACTGACGCTGGGACATCCCAGCCTAATCCGGCGAGCTGCCCAGGAACGACTCAAACTGGTGGAGTAGATGGAGTCTTCTATGGGAGTGAGACGTGGTCAGTGTCAGCACCTTCTCCTGGTGATTCGGCTGACTTCAATCCGTTTGCGACGTGTAGCGGATGCTCGCCTCATACAACGGGATCCACATCAAGTAATGATCAGGGCAATGCTGCCTTCCAAGCAGCTTTCTTCCCAGGGTCGACGTATTCAGGAGTGACCAACTATGATTTCGTCTACCACACGTTTGGAGACGGATCATGGATCGACTCGAACACACCTGACAACAATACCGGGAACATCACCGGCTGAGCAGAGAGGAGTGCCTGCCATGCGGTGAGAACGTGTGGCAGGCTTCAACTATGAGCGAGACACATACGAATTCAAGGAGGCACTCCGATGACTGACGTGGTTCTGATCCTCGCTGGCGTGCTCGGAGGCTGGTGTCTACGCGCCATCCTTGAGGGCGCGCGAAGGTGGCATCGGCAGTGAGCCGTTCGTGGTGGTGGCGGCTTCGATGGCCGATATGGCTTGCGTTTTTCGCGGTTGGCGTTCTTGTGACACTCGGTATCGAAGGGAAGCTATGAGCTGGCAAGTCGCTGCGTCGGTTGTGGAAGGACCGGCAGTGAGCGTGGGCCGGCCTAGAGACGTTCTTGCCTATATAGACCGTATTATGGAGCGGGAGGGACGAACCTTGTGTGTTGAGCACGCTGGGCGACTTCTTCGTCACGCTGTCATAGGGCGCGAGCAGTTTGGCGCGTCGGTTGAAGAAGGCGCACGGCTATTGGAGACTGCTGCGCAGGAGTACACCGATTTGGCTGGGATGGGACGATGACTCGATCCACGTTATTGGGGCAAAGGACCAGTGCTCCCGACGTGCAGAAGGGCGCGATCCTGTCACCGGACGGGCGCTACCGCTACACGCTGGAGCGGTACTGGGGACCGCACGACAGCTTCGCGCTTTTCGTGATGCTCAACCCATCGACGGCGGACGCCAGCGTTGACGATCCGACGATCCGGCGCTGCATGGGCTTCGCGCGAGCGTGGGGCCACGACGGCCTGCTCGTGTGGAACCTCTACGGCTACCGGGCGACCGATCCGGCCGAGCTTGATCGCGTGGCCGAGCCAATCGGCCCGGAGAACGAGGATCACCTGTGGGACATCCTGCTCGACGAGGCGGGTCCGCCAGCGGTGATCGTGGCAGCGTGGGGCGCGAAGCCGAACCGTGGCCGCTACGGCAGCCGTGAGGCCGTGATCCGCGTTGGACCGCTGTACGACCGCGAGGTGTTCTGTCTCGGGCTGACGAAGGACGGCCACCCGCGCCACCCGCTCTACGTGCGTGCCGACGCGCCGCTGGTCCCGTTCAATCTGCGCGACGAGGAGGCCCGGCGTGCCGCCTAGCCGTGTGGCCCTATCGGGTGAAAGTGCCAGATGACACAGCCGAGCATCGATAACTTCTTTGAGAAGGATCCACTTGTTCTTAGGTCGTGTTCAACGTGTGAGAATGCGTTAGCTGATTACTGGGTCAAGCAGGACAATGGAGTCCCGCGCCCGATCTGTGCGCGCTGCCTTGATCTTCTTCAAGAGTCGATGGAGAATGAACAGCGACTTAGAGAAGAAGCTAAGGCTCGAGCTCAGCGCCGTAGCAGACGGCGATCTGAAAAGAATGCTAGGAAGAAAACGAGGGGTCGATGAAGATCGTGATTGGGATTGGTGCCCAGAGCATCAATGACTGGGCATTTCTTGGTGGGCAACCTGCGATGGATGGGGTCTTAGCGGCGGATGTCGTGATCACACTCAATGGTGACGGCGCGAAAAACTTGATGACCGGCGAGCCGTGTGATGTCTTCGTGTTTGATGATCCTCAGTCAGTTCTTTTCGATTGCTGCGACAAGATCAAACAAGCGTGGGAGACAGCTCATGTTTCTGAGTCTCACCTCGGGCATTCAGCGGCAGCTATGTGGATGTACTACTGGATCGCGCCGGATCTGTCGTCGATGAAGATGCTTGTGCGATCTAGCCGGCTGAAAGAACTTAGAGAAGCAGCCGATGATTACATTGAGTCTGGTTTTGGTGAGGGTAGAGGCCCGACACTAGCAGTACAGGCGCTTTGACCCCTCTATTGACAAAAAGGCAACTTGAGTTCTTGGCCTACAGTGCTCAAGGGCTTCAAAGACCTGAAATAGCAGAGCGATGCTTTGTTACTCAGAGCACTGTTCAGGCTGCGCTGGAGAAAGTTCGAGAGCGCTTGGGAGCGCGTACTACCACCCAAGCTGTGGCTATTGCTGTTAGTCTCGAGCTCATAGTATTTGATGTAAATACTGCGACTTTTGTGGTCGCAAGTACCCTCATTCGTTAGCAGAGATCAATCTCTGCAAACTGGCCTTGAGGCCACTGGCTCGTTGATCGATCCGTGCTTCATGCTGCTTAGTCATGTCAACGGACGCGATGCGCCGTGAGCAAGAGTCGCTGTTTACCCCCAGCGGCAAGCTCATGTGCCCGCGTTGTGGGACTGTGAACGACATCCTCGCTTACTTTGCCTTCGACCGCCCAGAGCCATATGAGCAGGAGCTCAACGTGATTTACAAGTGTCGCGCGCCAGTGCGTCGGCTGAGCGGGAAGACTGAGCGGTGCCGGTGCATCTTCTCGCCAGGTCCACCCACACAGGAGCTTTTGAATCATGCCGCTTAGCCCAGAGGTAGTCGAAGAGCGCCTCGAGCGCGTGCTGGCAGCCGAGATCGACAATCGTCTCGAGCTGCTTCTCTCCAACTACCAAGCCGTGACCGCCAACCCGCGGTCGATGGGTTACTTGCGCTTCCTACTCAAGCACTACGCGAAGAGTCCAACGCCTTGGCGCGATTGTTTCAAAGACAATCTCAAGCGGTTCGGGCCTGGGAAGACAGAGGCTCTCTGTGGCGTCCTGAAAGACACGATCCGTCAAACCACCTATTGGCGTCACGGGCATGGTGGACACTCAAAGGTGCCTGACACCGGAGCACCCGGAGTAGCGATCGGAGAAGCTGACCGCGGCGCAGCGCCGGCATGGGGTGGCCATCGTCATCTCTCTGAGCAGCGCTCAATCAGTCTTCTCGACGAACTCGACGCTGAGTTTGGTGTAACTGATCACACTGAGCCAGTTTTGGCTGCGTGGGGGATCATCGCCAAACTTGACGAACATTGTGATGTCTACCGCGTGCTGCTCGGTCTAGACGAGCCGCCCACGATTGCGGAGGCCGTGTAATGCCAGGAATCACTATCACCGGCGAGATTGAACGCAACAAGCTGGAACTCGCGGCAGGGACTCATACACCGACCAAGGGTATGGTCGCAATGGCCAAGCGCGGTATCGCGCAGATGAAAGAGAGCGGCCATGATGTTCCGCCAGAGGCGGTTGCTGCAGGTCGAAAGATCGCAGCCGGCCAACAGCTCAATGATGGGCATGTAACTGCAATGGCTGAATACCACGCAGCGCATGAGTACGACTGCAGCGTGGACAATTCGGTCGCAGGAACTCAGGACATGCTGTGGGGTGGCGCCCCAGGAGCAGCTTGGTCAGCAGCTCGAGCAGGCGCGCTTGATGTCACGTCGCTATCTGAGGATCCACTCGAGCTCGGAGCGGATGATGATCTGACTCTTGAGATTTTCGTCCGTGATGGTCTTGGTGAGCCGATTGAACTCGCTGATGGGGATGGGATTATCTGGGCGCCGATCTTGCGTTCGGGCACGCTTGCCACCCGTCCCGGTCCATATGGCGAGAAACTACGCGAGCCATTGGTGATTGTCCCTGGGAGATCGTCTGACACGCACAAGGAGATTGGGCTCGAGAACCTTCTTACCAATTTCAAGGCTGGTGCCGTGCAGCATGTGACGATTCCGACGACTCATGACAACGGTGTGCTCGACAACACTGGGTTCATTGTTGACATGAAGATCGTCGACTCGACGACTCGCCCAGGTGAGCGTGTTCTGATGGGCGCGCATAAGATCACCGAACCTGAAGTCCAAGGAAAGCTGCAGCGAGGCACAGTCGCTAATCGCTCGTGTGGGATCCTCCACGACTATGTCGATACTGTCAGCGGACAGCAATTCGATCAGGTGGTCGAGCACGTTGCCCTCACCAACAAACCGTGGGTCCGCGGGATGGCAGCGTACGGCGACCTTTCAGAACTTGATTTCTCTGAGCGCTGTGTTGTTCCGATGACGCTTTCAGAAGGGCCAGTTACGAATTTGGCCGACAGTGTGAGCGATGGATCGTGGGATGGCTCAGCAGGAAACTTCACTGATCAACAGTACGAGCGCTCGTGTCTTGTTGATCGTGGAGGCACTAAGCCAGCTAAGGAGCGTTGCTCACTTCCAGTCCGTGAGCCGGATGGAACTCTCAACCGGAATGCTGTTCATTCGGCTGCCGGCCGTATTTCTGCTTTGGGTGATGTCACAACTGAGCAGAAGCGTGCCGCGGCTAAGAAACTCATCGCGCTCTATCGTGGCCCGCTGAAGGAGCAGCCTCCGATCAATCTCGTCAAGCTCGCTGCGGTTTCGACCAAGATGAGTGAGGGAGAACGTAAGCGTGAACTTCTCGCTGATGTTCAGTGGGGTGCGGGCGAGCCTTCTCTGAATGACATCCGTGATCAGATCGCAGCTCAGCTTTCTGAATTTCGTAGTATGGGTGAGCCGGGTGGACCGCCTTATTACTACGTGATGGACATCACCTCGAACAAAGCACTTGTGAACATTGAATACGGAGACCCAGATGGCGTCGATGACGCTTGGGTGGTTCCTTTCAATTGCAGCGATGACGGGAAAGTCACTCTAGCGGTGTTTGCTGAATGGACGCCGGTACAGAAAGAATGGGTGACTGATGAAGATGCGGCTCAGGATCGTGATGAACTTGGCGCGATTCTAGGTCCACAAGGACTTCCAATTCCAACTGCGCTCTTTTCGGAGCGCACGAACAACCAGCAAGGAGGGGCTCAGATGCCCACCGTACAGGAATCGCTGGAGCGGCTCGAGCTCTCCGATGACCAGAGGGCCGTTTTTCAGCGAATCGCAGATGACAATGCACGTCTTGCTACTCAGCTTGCTGAGGCGACCGCAGGACAGCGCAAGGAGTCGGTTGCAAACCGAGTCAGGGATCTGCAGGCCAAGGGATTCACTCCTGGGTTCTGCGCCGCTTATGAGACCATCGCACTTGCTGATGATGGCTCACCGGCTGCTGTTCTGAATCTCTCAGAGAACGGTGGCGTTCCAAAGCCAGTTGAACAGACTGCTACGCAGCTCGCTGACCGTCTGATTGAAGCGTTGCTGCTGGATGATCCTGAGACCGGCAAGAATTCTCTTGCTGGACAGGGGAATCTTCTCACCTCACCGATTACAGCTCGTCCGCCAGAGACCACCCCGAACGCTGAGAATGAGGAGCCACTTGTTGGTGAAGCAGCCGGCGACGCTCTTCTCTCAAAGTGGGCCAAGGATGATCCGACCTTGACCACGAAGCTCGAGGCTGATTTCGGCAAGAAGCCCACGACCGCTCCCGCTAAGTAGGAGAAACCCAAATGCCATTCATCGCCACACGCCAGCGGGTTATCTCCCGCAGCACCCCAATCCTCGGGTTCACGGGGATTGCGATGGTGTACAACGCTGTGTTTGACGCCAGTACGCTGTCAGCAAACAGCTCTGGTTTGTACATCCTGCCGAGCGGTACGATCGTGACCAAGTCGACGACTGATCCAACGAAGGTCAAGGCGTACGCTGGGCTTGGAACCAACACCAACGAGCAGCAGACCGTCACCATCACAGGTGGCCCGACTGGTGGCACGTTCACACTGACCTTTGGTGGTCAGACCACTGCAGCGATTGCGTACAACGCTACTGCTGCTCAGGTGCTTGCTGCGCTCGAGCTGCTGACTAGCATTGGCCAGGGGAACATGACTGCCACTGGCGGTGCCCTCCCAGGTTCGGCTGTTGTCGTTACGTTCACCAACGAGCTCGGCAACGAGGCTCAGGTGGCGATGACAGCGACTTCATCGCTTACTGGCGGCACGACGCCGGCAGTTGCAGTCACCCGCAGCACGCCCGGCTCGACCGGAGAAGCCATTTACGGGATCTACGCTGGCCCGGATAAGGACTTCTTTGGCAATACCGCCCAGCAGGATGACGAGCCGATTGCCATCCACAACAGCTACACGGTCTTCGACACCTCCCTCCTCCAGAACTGGGGTGAGTATGGTGAGCTCGCAATTCAGGCTCTCCCGCTCTGCCAGTTCGTCGGAGCATAAGAGGGGACTGATGACCATGAGCAAGGAGTCAACAGCCATGAGTGAACTCGTGAGCCGCAGGCCACGCGACGACGCGAGCTTCCATGAGTGGCTCGTCGAGCAGTACCGACCCTTCATGGGGTCAGAAGGTGGCGGTGGAGGCACTGGTGGTCTCAACGTCTTCGACATCTTTGAGCAGGCGGGTTTCACGGATCTCGTGCGGCGTCGCCTTCAGACAATGTGGGAGACAATTCCAGCCATTGGTGATCAGATCGCTCCGAACGTTTCGGTTTATGACCGTACGATCGAGCGTGAGATCGCTGAAGTCGCATCGTTCGGTGTCGCTCAGTTCCGCGCGCCAGATGCCACGCCTGCTATCTACACCCCACAGGCCCGCTACACGCAGGAAGTCGTCGAGCTCTTGCTCATTGACGAAATGCAGCGGATTGATGAGGATCTGCAGCTTCGTCTGACTTCTCGCAACCCTGACATCCGCGCTCGCGCGGGCGTTGATCTCATCACTGCAGCGACCATCCTCCAGCTTCGTAATGAGAACCGTACGGAGCTGATGCGTTGGTTGGCTTTCACAGGCCAGAACGTTGTAGTGCAGTACCCGCACAGCGGGCAGCAGATCACGATCACCTACAACTACTACGCTGGTCATAGTCCGACCGCCGCGGTGCCGTGGACTGACCGTGCAAACTCGACGCCGATTGATGACATGATTTCCTGGCAGGAGGTCATCGCCAACGATCTTGGCTTCTACGGTTCTCGCTTCCACATGAACACGAATACGTGGAAGACGCTGCAGAGGTCGAATCAGGCTCGTGGCTACCTCTCACCGAACGACCGCAACACCATGCTCCCCAAGGCGGCTGATATTGAGGGACTTCTCCTCGGTTCTACGCCCTCGGACTCGCAAGGTGGTCGGATCGCTGAGTCGCCTACGATCATCGTCACGGACGCCGGCTACCGCGATGTCACGGCTGGTTACAACCGTGGCCAGACGGCGATGACGAAGTACCTGGCTGATGGTCAGATTCTCGTCACCGCTCCGTACGTGTTTGAAGGTGAGCCGATTGCTGATACTTGCGACGGGATGGTGGCAGTCCGACAGGACTTCCAGCGCCTCGATTGGTTGCAGGGGATGCAGTCGGAGATCATCCTCGACCACCACACGTACTTCTTCCGTCAGGCATCAGCGCGCTTCGTGCGCCTGCGCCGCCCGGAGGCGTTCCTCACTGCAACAGTATTCACCGGCTAATCCACTGATAGGAGCTGATAGCCCATCATGCCATACCTAATCCTCAAGACTGTCACCGCGAAGAACATGAACGATGACAGCTTCACGCACAACGTAGGGTCCGTTGTCTCCGACTGGGAGCTCAGCGAATTCATCAAAGAGCAGATCGGTAAAGGGACTGCACATTACCGTGCGGCTTTTGAACCGCTCACCGAGGAGGAAGCAACGCATCATCGCGTGAAGGCGACTGCTGCTGAAGGTGCTCGTAATCAAGGGGGTTTGGTAGTCGAACCGCCGTGGCCTGACTATGTTGGTCTGCACCCAGAGGAGATCATCGCGCGTATGCGTGCTTCCTCGAACAAGGACGAGATCGATCGAGTCAAGAACTACGAGCGCGCCGGCATGAATCGCACGTCGATCACGGACTTCACAGCTCCAGTCGAGCGTGAACCGTTTACAGGCTACGACAGCCTGGGGATCAGAGAGGTGCTGGCAAAGCTGGCAGTTCTCAGTGAGGTTGACGTGCAGGCTGCCATTCACTATGAGGCCGCTCATCAGAAGCGTCCTGCAATCATCCAGTATGAACGCGAGTCGTACGAGACTCCTAGTGATGCGCTACAGGAGAGCGTCGCTGCTGTTGCGTAATGGCGATCCTCGGTAGAAAGCCGGATGTAACATCGGATGCGCGGTCCCCGATCGTAGTTGCGGTCGGGGACCAGCAGCCGTCTCTGTACGACGTGGTCGTACAGGATGACGGTACTGCTATGCCATCTACTTATGACGACGCGACAGTGGTTTTCTGGATGCGGCCATTGCTTTCTCGGACGGCTGTAATCAGTTCAGCAG